TTTAGATTAGGTGTATCTAATAATAGATATTATCTCATATTTATTGGAGTCATAAAATGATCAAACCTGGTTATAGAACTAGTGAATTTTGGTTTACATTAGTAAGCTTTATTTTTAGTGGAGCTTATTTATTTGGAGTATTAGATAATTTTAATCAAAAAGAAGATTTAATACAAGAAACTAGCAAGGGAGTAGAAGCTGTAATATTAATTATTGGTCAATTAACTCTTTTATTTAAATATATTAAAGGAAGAACAGATCTTAAAAAAACATGGTGGAATACAGCTAGTCCAGAAGAAAGAAAAATTGCTAGTAAAAGGAATGCTAAAACTAAAAGAAAAACTACTAAAAAAACTATCCAGCCAAAAGCAGAGTAGTCAGTATACTCACGGTGTATTATTATAAGACTGGATTTCTCAATAAAGGAAAAGCTATGCCAGATACTGCTTCTGTAAACATAATTAAAAGCCATATTGATAATTTAATCTCTCAAGTAAAATCTTCTTTAGGTGAAGTTAAATCTGTTGCTATTGCTCAGGCTTGGAAAATTTTACAATTAGCTATTGCTGAGACCATTCAGGTATTAGAAAAAAATTCTGGAGATCTAACAGGACCGGATAAAAAAGTTATTGCTATGGATTATTTGTCTAAGTTTTATGACAATGTATTCATAATGATTGATATTCCGATGATTCCGAGTTTTGTACAACCTATAATTCGTAATTATGTTAAAATCTTTTTGATGGCATTAGTAAGCTCAAGTATAGATGCTATGGTAACAACATTTAAACAAGTTGGTGTTTTTAAATCACAAACAGTAGTTTCGTCACAATCAAATAAGCGTAAAATTAAAGCGAGGAAAAAGAAATGAATTACACAGAAAGTTTCGAACAGTTTGCCACAAGAGTAACCTCTTTAGACTTAGCACTATATGCTGGTTTAGGCGTAGTATTATGGGTGCTATTTAAAGATAGACTTAGTCCAGTACAAAAAATTATATCAGATTTGATTGCAAAGGTTAAGTCTAATAAATCCATAGAATCAAACCTACTAACACCAGTTGTTTCGGTAAAAGTTCCAGAATCACCAAAAGAAGATGTATTTTTTCAGCTTATCGCATCATGGAAACAAACCCGTGATTTAGCAGTAAAAAGCGATTGTGAAGAGGCTGTTAAAGCACTAGATCAAACTTTTCCATATCTTAGTCCAACAGCATGTGGAAATAAAGTTGTTCCATCAACCAAAGTCTGAATAAGGATAATATTATTATGAATAAAAGCACATTACTAATTATAGCTGCTGTATTAATAGGTATCGGACTATTAAAACCTCCATTTATAACAAATTTATTAGATGGACCTAGGCCATCAGCAGTTATTGTCGAAGATATTAAGGTAGAAAAACCTTCATCGGAACTTTTGCTAGAAAAGTCTGAAAATGTAATTAAAGCATTATCAGTATCTAGCGACAGAAAAGCCGATGGAAAAAAATTAGCTAAACTATATGTTGATATTGCTAAGCTTATTTCATTGGACGGGGAAGATCAGGTTATTAAAAATACCGAAGAAATACGTCAAGCCAATAGAATTTCTGGCTTAATGGTTGATTTGGATATAAAGGGCAAATATCCAGATTTAGCAGAAGCTAATCAGTCTCTAGTTGTTTCTGTTGTTGGAGACGATCAGGTTCTTTTAAATAGTGATCTTAGATCTAAAGCAGTAGATGCCTTTAATGCATTAGCATGGGCATGTTACGAAGGGAGCAAATAATGGCACGTTTCACGCCAGCCGAGTTATATAATAATTACCGTAAAGGTTTCAGTGGTTGCTTATGGGAGCAGCATGTATATGACCATCTTATGGAAGTAAGTAAATATCCATTATTTGGTGATGCTAATAAAAAAATTAAAACTAGTGGTAAAGGCAAGTTATCAACTCCATACAAGAGTGTATTGAAATTTGACAAGAATCCTTATAATGAAAGACAAACCACTGGAGATTGTGTCAGTCATGCAACACGAAATGCTTGTGATGTTAGTCGAGCAGTAGAAATAGATGTACATAATGACAGAGAAGCTTGGATAGCAAGAGGAGCAACAGAAGCAATCTATGGAGCACGAGGTCATGGTGGACAAGGAATGAGTTGCTCACGAGCTGCTGAATTCGTTAGCAAGAATGGCGGTATAGTAATTAGAAAAAACTATAAGGGCGTAGTTGACTTTACTAAATATAATGGAAATCTAGGAGCTGGTTGGGGTGGACGAGGTTTACCTGATCCTGTTATTGATTTAGCTAATGATCATCAAATTAAAACTGTTAGTTTAGTAAGAACCATAGAAGAAGCGAGAGACGCTCTTGCAAATGGTTATGGATTATCAGTATGTTCGAATTATGGATTTAGTAATAAAAGAGATAAAAAGGGTATTGCTAACGTTAGTGGTAATTGGGCCCACGCTATGGCTTGGATAGCCTGTGACGATACTGGTAGTGAGCCATTATTCTTAGTTCAAAATAGTTGGGGAAAATGGAATGATGGTGGACATCCTGATTGGGGTCCAATACCTGACGGATCGTTTTTAATACGAGCAGAAGTTGCTGCTGGTATGTTAGCGGCTAATGGTAGTTATGCATTTAGTAATTTTGATGGCTTTCCCGTTCAAAAACTACCTGATTATGGTTTTACATATCTATAAGGAATTATTATGAGTGATCCAACATACAATATTAAATATTCAGCAGGGCAACCGTACATTAGATACGATCAGGGAATAGCATATGTTTTTATGCCTAGTGGAAATGAATGTATAGAATGCTGTCCATCAACTTTCGCTACATTATGGGAACACCCAAACATCGCTTGTGCGCTCCAGCGAATCACCCATCAAATAAGTTTAACTGTACCATTTTGGCATTTTCCATCTGGTAATATTAATGGACAAGTTAATCCGATACCTAATAATGCATACTCTGTATTGTGCGGAACCCCTCCTCTTACAAATTTATCTAGTAGAATAGAAATTAAAATACCATATGATCCAGTATTTAGTGGAGCATATATTTTTGATTGGAGAGCAGGAAATTGGATCTATAACACTGAATTAAGTCAAACATCATTATCAAAATATCCTGATGCTGGCAATGCGACCTATTATGATGAGTTATTGGTAAATTTAGTAGAAACTAGCGATGAGCCAACATATAAAGGTTATCTTGAGGCAGCCAGACTCACTAATCATACCTCTAATTTAAGTGGAGTATTTGCATATCCTGGTAAATTTGTCTTTACCGCTATGCAAGCCCCATCAGACGTTACATCTGCTGGCGGCACTCCAGCTAGTTCTCCAACAGGATCAGGACACAGAGCAGTAGTTGGATTTAATTTACCAATTAGATGGAGACATGAATATAATGATTGGGTCATTGCCGATTCAGTGGGGCATAAGATTAGTGGTACAAAAACATCTAATGCGGGTAATCCAAGTTGGATTCCATCAGTGGAATGTTTTCCAAGTGGATATGCCACATCAATAAGTGGACCATACACTGTTGGACTGAGTGGAATAACAAATAATCCAGCAACATATGATTTATCAGATACAACTACCGCTATAGTAGGATCATGCACAGGACTAGCACATCTTGGATTCTCATATAAAACATCTGCTAGTGGTATTCCTTTTGATAGCGTCACCTATGATACTAAATTAAGTAATTTCTCTGGAATAAGACCAAAATTTGGAGGATCTATTAGTCACGGATCGTTTACAGTTAATGAAACAAGATTATTCCAAAATAAAACTCCTATGGAGGCATGGATAACCTTTTCATTCTCGTGTAGACAAAGCGGTACAGTATGTAACGATTTTGACAGCATTACTCCAGTATCAACAGGCTTTACAAGTATATCTGCTTCCTGTTTAGGATCATATATCAATGCTGACTTTGCTTGTGGAGATAACCTTGCTCGTCCTACAGGAGCGTATTTTACAGCAGAGTCTGTTACTGGATTAAAAGTTGTATATTCTGGAATTGCAGATAATATTTATCCATTAGTGAAAACCACCAAATCAACTGCTAATCTTTATAAAGCCAATTCCGGACAAATGATTTTTATTAATTACAATGGAGAAAATACTCCAGAAGCACTAAGATCATGGATCAATAAAGAATTTAATTTTGTAAAAACAGATATTAGTAATAATGTAACATACTCATATCCTGGTGTTGATTTATATTGGAATACTGCACCACTCAATGAATCCGCTGAAGGAGTTGCATGGGCTAGATTAATACCGTGTGATTCTGCAGCATTTGAACCAGCATTTCCAGGAGTTTATATAATATCTGTTGATGGAAAATTCGGCTTTGAGCCCGGTGCTTCTGATCTTGTAGGACAATACGGACATGATTCCACTACAAATAGATATATTAATCTTAATAGTGGAAATGGTAATTATCAAATGAGATTTATTGTAAATAAATGGCATTTAGGTAAGATTGAGAATAGTGTATTCGTTTCGCATTATACCATGGAATATACTACTGGAGGAATACCAGAGGTTTTATTGAATAGTTTTACAGATTATAGCGACTTTATTGATGAAACAAATTCCTATTCATGGAATATGGCAAAAGTACCGGTCACGTGCAATGCTGCTCCAATAGGAGAATGGATAAGCGTAGATGCTGGTCTTTATCCCGGAGTAGCTATTAGCGTTAAGGATCCTATACCATCAGCATGGAATGAAGGTAACACATGTGGAGCTTAATATGAGACTCTTAGATAAAATAGCACTAAATAGACTTATTATTATTATTTCAAATTTTATTTTAGGCATTCTAAAAATTTTTGCACCCAAAGCTGTTGATGAGATAGAAATTCCAAAACCAAAAAGAAAAAAAATATTGCCATGGAGAAATAAAGATGAATAAATTAATCTCTCTTGTTTTAATAGGATCAGCATTAACAGCATTTGGTCAAAAATATGACGGGTCAACAACTGCTGCTGTAACGATAGCAGGAGGTATAGTTAAGGCTCAAAGTGTTGTTGTAGATAAAAAATATAAAAGAAAAGATTGTCCAGTATGTTTAGGAAAAGGGTATTATATTAGTGGAGACAAAATAACAAAAGTTGATTGTGGATATTGCGAACCAGATTCTAAAAAATTAGAAGCAACATCTACAGAAAAACCAAAAGTTGTCATTCATCCTCCGGTTAATCTTCAACCCAATTGTATAACCGGTACTTGTTCAAATATAAGAAAGTAGTATATGAATAAAGATAATACAAAAATAAATAATATAGCTCGTAAAGTATTGAAAGATTCAAATATACCCGAAGATCAAAATTTTGGTAGCGTAATTGCTATCCTTATGATGGTTAGTATTATGTTAACTGTTATCAGAATACTTCAAGAGTGTAATAAAAATAAAACCCAAAATATGACAGCAAATGATAAATGTGCTGTTTATGGTGAAAATATACGATCCTATAGTAAAAAAAGAGGATGGTTTACCAGAATGCGTATTAAGCGCATAGTTAAAAAACAATTAAATGCAGAAGATTTTAATAAATATGGTATTAAAATTACAGAAGCTTTGTTAGACACAGGAGAAAACCTCACGGATGATGAAGTTTCAACACTAGTGGAGGCTGCAAATGTTTAGTATATTAATATGGTGTGTTTATGGTATATTTGTTGGCAGTATAGCAAAATCAATAGTACCAGGAGAAGAAAAATTTGGTTTTTTACAAACAATAGCATTAGGAATATGTGGTTCTTATTCTGGCGGAGCGATAATGTACTTGCTTGGTAATTATGATTCTTTATCTCCGTCTGGATTATTTATGGGAGTTGTTGGATCTATAATTGCTCTCATAGTCTATAATAAATTACAAAATCAATAATATCCACTGTTGACACAAGTTGATTCTGTGCTATAATATAGCACTATGCAACGACCAACATGGACTGATTATTTCTTAGGACTGGCTAAAGTTGTTTCTCAACGAAGTCATGATATTCATACTCAGCATGGCTGTATAATTACAGATTCTAATAATAGAATATTAGGAGTAGGATATAATGGTTTTCCAAGAGGACTAATAGATGAAAATTTGCCAACATCTAGGCCAGAAAAATATAATTGGATGATACATGCTGAAAAAAATGCATTAGCCAATTGCGTTGTTAGGCCAGACAACGGTATTGCATATGTTACTGGTCAATGCTGCAATGATTGTATAATTGCTTTATGGCAAGAAGGTGTTACAAAAATTGTTATGAATGATGATCACGGTACTCATCTTTTCAAAGAAGAAGAACAAAAAAGATTTGATCTTTTTGTTAAAATGAGTGGTATACAAATTTTTAAAACCAAAGCTGATCTTTCTTGGTTGAAAACCTTGTGTGGTGTACTATGATATCAATAGCGTTTAAAATATCAGTATTAATATTTTTAATATTAAATATATTATCAAGTGATCATGAACTTACAAATCGTCAGTTTATGGTCACAATTTTATTAGGTATATGGTCATTACTAAACAAGAGGTAAAATTATGATTTTTGAAGAACAGATTACTAGAAAACCGGACCATTATCCTTGGACACAAGAGTTCATAGAAGCTATGCATAATGGCTTTTGGACCCATAAAGAATTCAATTTTCAAAGTGACGTGCAAGACTTTAGAGTTAACTTAACAAATCAAGAAAAAGAAATAATAATACGAGCACTATCAACTATAGGTCAATTAGAAATCTCTGTCAAAAAGTTTTGGGCAAAACTAGGAGATAATCTACCACACCCATCTATTAATGACATGGGCTATGTTATGGCTAATGTCGAAGTTATACATGGGGATGCTTATGAAAGATTATTAGAAGTATTAGGAATTGAAGATAGTTTTGAAGAAATTTTGAAATTAGATATTATTAAAGGCAGAGTTAATTATTTAAGAAAACATTTACATAAATTTCATGAAAACAATAAAAAACAATTTATATATTCCCTAATACTATTTACTTTATTCGTTGAAAATATAGCTCTTTTCTCTCAGTTTTATACCATAAGCTGGTTTGGTAGACATAAAAATGTATTAAAAGATACAAATAAACAAGTTGAGTATACATCCAGAGAAGAAAATCTTCATTCAATGATAGGTATAAGACTAATTAATACTATAAGAAATGAATATCCAGAAATATTTGATGAAGAACTAGAAAATAAAATTCTTTATGAAGCTAAAGAAGCTGTTAAATATGAAATTCAAATAATACACTGGATAATTAATGGCTATGGTCATGAAACATTAAATTTTGATTTAGTAGAAGAATTTATTAAAAACAGAATGAACGAATCTCTTCAACAAATAGGATATCAAAAAATATTTGATACTAATGATGAATTATTATCAAAAACATCATGGTTTGATGAGCAGGTTCTTGGAAATAATATGACAGATTTTTTCCATAGTAGACCCGTTGAATATTCTAAGAAGTCTCAAAGTTTTGCTGTGTCGGATTTATTTTAAAAGGATTATTATAAGATGACAGATAAAAAATATTATTGGTTAAATACCAATAGTCGAACATTTTTAGCCAGAGGATATTTACCAGAAAATGTTAGTCCAGAAGATAGGATAAAACAGATATCCGATAATGCAGAAAAAATATTAAAAATAAAAGGCTTTTCTAAAAAGTTTGAAAACTATATGAGTAGAGGATTCTATTCATTAGCCACTCCTGTTTGGACAAATTTTGGAAATGAAAGAGGTTTACCAGTAAGTTGCTTTGGATCTTTTATTGACGATACGATGGATTCTATTTTATATAAAACAGCAGAAGTTGGAATGATGAGCAAAATGGGGGGTGGAACATCTGGTTTTTTTGGAGACTTAAGACCAAGAGGAGCTAAAATAAGTGTAGGAGGAGAATCTAGCGGACCTATTCATTTCATGGAACTTTATGATAAAGTCGCTGATGTAGTTTCTCAAGGATCAGCAAGAAGAGGTTCTTTTGCCGCATATCTTCCAATAGACCATTCTGATATAGACGAATTTTTACAAATAAGATCAGAAGGTCATCCTATTCAAAATATGAGTATAGGAATTACTATTACTGATAAATGGATGCAGTCTATGGTAGACGGTGATAAAGATAAAAGAGCAATATGGGCTAAAGTTATAAAGAAAAGATTTGAAACAGGGTATCCTTATATAATGTTTAGCGATACCTCAAATAAAAATGCTCCTAAAGCATACAAAGATAAAAAGATAAAAATTAAAGCATCAAATCTATGCAGTGAAATACAATTAGTATCAGACAAAGATAATTCTTTTGTTTGCGTACTATCATCCCTTAATCTGCTTCATTGGGACGAGATTAAGGAAACCGATGCTATAGAAACACTTGTATATTTTTTGGATGCTGTAAATGAAGAATTTATAGAAAAAACAAAAGATATGCCTTTTATGGAGGCGGCTCATAAATTTGCAAAAGAACAAAGAGCATTAGGAATGGGAGTTCTTGGATGGCATTCTTTATTGCAGTCAAAAATGATACCATTTGAGTCGATGGAAGCAAAAATGCTCAATATCGATATATGGAAAAATATTAGACAAAAATCAGATAAGGCTACGGAAGACTTAGCGGTTCTATTAGGAGAGCCTGAGTTCTTAACCGGATATAATCGTAGGAATATAACCACACTAGCCATTGCCCCAACAACATCTAGTAGCTTTATTCTTGGTCAGGTAAGTCCATCTATAGAGCCATTAAATTCTAATTATTTTGTTAAAAATTTAGCTAAAGGTAAATTTACTTATAAAAATCCATATCTAAAAGAACTACTTAAAAATTACGATAAGAATAATGAAGAAACTTGGAAAAGTATTCTAGTTAGAGGCGGTTCTGTGCAACATTTAAAGTTTTTAACAGAAACTGAGAAAAGTGTTTTCAAAACATTTGGTGAACTAAGTCAAAAAGAAATCGTTATACAAGCATCTCAAAGACAAAAGTATATCGATCAAGCACAGTCATTGAACATAATGATAAGTCCTACTTGTCCACCAAAAGAAGTAAGTACTTTATTAATAGAAGGATGGCAAATGGGAATAAAAACATTTTATTATCAAAGATCAGCCAATCCAGCACAAGAATTAGCAAGAAGTATTTTAACCTGTTCATCATGTGAGGCATAATAAATGATTAAAGTAAAAAAGGAACATATTAATGCAAAATTACCAACAAGAGCCAACCCAGGAGATGCTGGTGCAGATTTATATTCTGTAGAAAATATCACAATACCTCCTCAATCTAGAACTCTTGTAAGTACTGGCATATCAATTGAATTACCACAGGACAACCTCTATGGACGCATAGCTCCACGCTCAGGGCTTGCTTTTAAAAATGGAATCGATGTATTGGCAGGAGTTATTGATAACGGCTACAGAGGGATTATAGGAGTTGTTCTGATCAATACTGATAAAGAAAAATCATTTGAAATTAAAATTGGTGATAGGATTGCTCAGTTAATTATAGAAACATACCATCCTTTATCTTTTTCAGAGATAAATGAACTGGGGAATACTAGCAGATCAGATAAAGGCTTTGGTTCTAGCGGAACCTAAAAATATAGTTTAGTGGTGTATTATAATACATAAAGCGGCAGTATTGATACCTACAAACAAGGGTTAGCTTTTGAAAAAAAATACCAAAAGGTCCAAAAAGACCAAAGTGATTGATGCCACCAATCAACTATCTATTCCTCATCAAACCTATAGAAATAGATTAAAACCAAGGACAGATAATCAAAAGGAATACATTAGAAGAATTGCTGAAAATTGTATTACTTTCTGTCAAGGAGTAGCCGGTAGTGGAAAAACTCACATAGCAATAGGAATGGCTTTAGAATATTTATTAGATAATAAGGTTAAAAAAATTATTATTACCAGACCTGTTGTTGAAAGTGGTGAAAAAATTGGATATTTACCAGGAACAGCAGAAGAAAAATTGCATCCCTATCTATTGCCTTTACTAGACGAAGTAAATTATTTTATATCCTCTGCTGAATTCACTTCATTAAAAACAAATAATAAAATAGAAATAGTTCCATTAGGATTAATGAGGGGAAGGAATTTTCATAATTCATTTATTGTAGCAGATGAGTGTCAAAATGCATCTTACGATCAATTAAAAATGCTCTTGACAAGACTAGGTACTGATAGTAGAATGGTATTGACCGGCGATGTGAGTCAATCTGACTTACACAAACATATGCAGGGTGGTTTTTATACAATGACCAAAATGCTTGATGGTGTTGAAGGCATAGGAGTAGCTAATTTAGATTTTTCTGATATTGTAAGAAATCCAATAATAGGCAAGATACTGTCAAGACTAGATAGCTATGAACAATCAAACGGAAAATCTTAGATGTCTATTGCTAAATGCTGATTTTACACCATTAAAAATTATAAATTGGCAAAAGGCAATAGTATGGTCATTAAGATATAATACAAATTATGACTCTTCTATAGAAATAATAGAGTATTATAAAAATAAATTTATTCAAGGAGCCTGTGGTAAGCAATATCCACTACCTCTTATAGCAAAAACAAATAAATTCTTTAATCTTTATAATAAACCAATTAATTTTTCTAGAAAAAATCTTTATATAAGAGATAATTACACTTGTCAATATTGTGGTCAAAAATTTATTATATCAGAATTAACATATGATCATGTTGTACCAAAATCTAAATTTAAAGGTAAAAGACATCAATGTACAAATTGGTATAATGTAGTAACAGCTTGTGTAAGATGTAACTTTAAAAAAGGAAATAGGACACCAGAGGAAGCTAGCATGGAATTAATAAATATCCCTATACAGCCAAAATATTCTATTGATTACTTGCCTTGGGCCAAGGACTTGTCTAATATAGATTATTCAAATAAGGACTTGGTTGAGGTTTGCAACACGTATTTAAAATGAATAATTCAGCACAATATTATACAACAAATAAATATCAATCATTTATTGATGAAAACGGATATCCTAGGTCAGATTCAGAAACAGAATTTACTTATGCTAAAATTGTTAATAATAAAAAGCGTAAAAGCCTAGATAATAATATATTGTATCCATCGTTTTATATTAGAACAGATCCAAATAAAAACATATTGAATCCATTTGATCCAAATAAAAATAATAAATCATTTATCAATAATGTTTGTAAAAATACAAATAATTTTAGCGAAGTAACAGAATCTATATTTAATAAGTATATTAATTTTCTAAAAACAGAAAATCCAACCTGGTTTCATAATGCTCAAAGAGAAATCAGATAATGCCCACTTATACATTTTCCTGTGAAAATTGCTCACAAATATTTGAAATCTTTTCATCAATAAAAGATTATTCTTCAAATCAAAAGTGTCCATCTTGTAGTAGTTCTAAAGTATACAGAGAGTATACATTTGACTGCTCATCAATAAGTATGTCTGTAAAAAAATCAGACTCTGAGTTAAAAACATTAGGAGACTTAGCAAATAGAAACAGAGACAGATTAAGCAATGATGAAAAAGATAATTTGGTTAAGAAACATAATTCTTATAAAGAAGATACTAGCAATATGAAAGAATTACCAACAGGAATGACAAGACTAGAAAAAAGCCCAAAAATTAAATGGACGGACGATAAATGAACAAAGAAGAAAATAATTTTAATAATAATTATGATGAGTTTTTTGTAGACGAACAAAAACTAAGCGAATGTAAATATGAATTACTATTCAGTATATCTGCTTCTCTATTAGAAGAGAACGAAGGCCAACTATCAAACTCACAAAATATTTATGCTCAAAACTATCATATACCAATACCAAATGACAAAGATCATAAAATTTTTCTAAATACTTTTTTTAAATTTCTAGAAAATTCATTATCTGCTTCTGCGAGCGAAGCTTATCAAATACAAAAAACAGAGGATAAAAATGAATAACTTTATACATGAAAATAAAAAACAAGAAAATAGTACATTAAATGAATTTTACAGTACGATTGGTAATGAAGATTTTATTGATAAAAATAATAATCCTAGAGTTTCTAATGAAAATGATACAAGAGTTATTGCCAAAAAAATCTATAGAGACGATGGATCACTAAGATTTTCTATCAAATGCGATGGCGGTAAATTTGTGAATCCTTTTTCAATTTATGGATCTAAGAAAGATAATACTTTTTTAGATAGAGTATGTAAATCTAATGATAAATTTAAAGAAGTAAATCTAAAAGTATTTGATATGTATATTAAATTTTTAAAAACAAAAAACACAGCATGGTTAAATAATGCTGAAAGGGAGGCTATATGAGCAGATTATCGAAAACACAAGCATATGCTATACAGTGGCTAAACAGTCAAGGAAAGAACAATCTAGATATAGCAACAGAGCTATCTATAACAGAAAAACAAGTTGAAAAGATACTGGAAAAAACAACAACCGTTACAGATAGTCCATCTATAAAAACAGCCAAGTCCCCAGTTTCTAAATCTCACGATATGATGATAAGGCACACGGCTGCAAAAAATACAAATAATGTTTCAATCATGACCAAAGAAGCTTCGCAAAATAATGATCAGCTAAAATCATCGTATGATGCTACTAATAAAAATTCTAGTCATATTTTTAGGCCAAGGGATAATGGATAAATATATATCTAAATACTCTAATGGAAAATCAGTTTCAGCAGCACAATATATAACAGAATTGATATGTGAAAATAAAGCAAAAAAAGATAAGCTCGATCTACATTATAGATTTTGGACTAATAAAAAATGGGAAGTTTACTATAGAAATCAAATAGCTGCTGCCCACAAACTTTTAGAAAAATATAAACCTAAATCTATTATAAAGGCTTTAAAGAGCAAGCAAGCAGAAAAAATCTATTCTTTGCGAGCGCCTCATTTACCAGCTATTATAGAGCAACAAGAACAAATGATCGAATCTGAAAATACGATATTATCTCTTGATATTAATAGAGATGATAAAAAAACTTACAGAAAAGATACAAATCCGAATAATAAAAATATTATTTCAAAATTAAGGAATTTAGATTATGACTCTTAAAGAGGATGTTTTAAAAACATTTGGCGAAGATATTATCTTGAGCGGTAATGCTATTGTTGATAAAAAAGTTATCACTATACCAGTAAGTCCATCTTTAGATATTATTTTGAATGGAGGTATTCCAGAAGGAAGTTTTGTTGTTCTAACAGGACAACCAAAATGCGGAAAAACAACCACAAGTCTAGACTTTGCAGCAACAGCACAAAAACCAGAATATCAAGGAGATTTAAAAAATCCAAGATCTGTTTATTATCTAAACATAGAAGGTCGTTTGAAGAAAAGAGATTTAGAAGGAATACCGGGATTAGATCTAAAAAGATTTCATGTTATTGGTAGTCAACAAGGAAAAATATTACACGCAGAAGAATATCTACAAATAGCCGAAAGAATTATAAACGAAGAACCTGGAAGTATACTTATAATAGATTCATATTCAGCATTATGTACCGAGGCCGAAATAACTAGCGATATGGATAAAATGCAACGCGCAGACGGTGCAAAATTATTAGCTAAATTTTGTCGTAAAGTCGCAAATGTTATTCCTGTAAATAAGAATATAGTAATAGGTATTACTCATTTAATGGGCAATCCAACAGGATATGGTGCAGAATTTAAAGAAAAAAGCGGTCAGGCTATTGCTTATCAAACAGACGTAAAAATTAGAGCTAAAACATTTAAACCATGGGTTCTAAGTAGTGATAATACTCAAATAGGACAAGAGATTGAATGGCAAGTATTGTGTTCTGCACTTGGTCCTCCTGGTGCTGTAATTTCTAGTTATATTAGATATGGACAAGGAATAGATAAGCATACTGAACTAATAAATTTAGCATCTGATCTCGGACTAATCAGTAAAGGAGGGGCTTGGTACACAATAACCTCTGTTGAAGATAAACCAAAATTTCAAGGTACAGAAAAAGTTCGTCAATATCTATTAGATAATTCTAAGGTGTACGACTCTTTGTTACAGTCCGTTAAAGAAACAATGGGAATAAAATGACAGTAAAGGATTTGGATGGAAATCTTTCCGTTTGGCACTTGACAGGTCATATTGCAAAGGGTAGAATGCTCAATAAGTCCAGTCTTCATTTGCAGGCAAGAAATATCTTAGCAAAAGAATTTCCTACCCTACAAATTTTAGAAGAGGTTCCTATTTCCATAAGAAGATCCGAAACTTTATTTTTGGATTTTTATTTACCATTAAAAAAAACATGCATAGAAATTCATGGCGAGCAACATTATAAATTTATACCATTTTATCATAATAATGTTTTAGCTTTTATAAAATCTCAAAAAAGAGACAGAGACAAAACAGAATGGTGTGAAATAAATAGTATAAAACAAATTGTACTACCATATAACGAAAGCATGGAAGAGTGGAGAAAGAAAATTTCTAATGAACAAAACATCTAAAGAAGAACTTCAATACTGGGATTCTATTCTTGATGAATATGAGCAGAGCCTATCTTTGCCCAAATATTCACCATCATTATTACCAGAATCAGAGTTAAATGATTATTTAACGATGAATAGAGACGCACTAGAAAAACTATCACCAGAAGATTGTGCTCAAATATCTTATAGGCTTGGTCAATTTGCATTTCATCTACAAAGAACTATTAATAGAGAAATTGCTAGATATAATTGGGCTGAAGAGTATATCAAAGAAACAATAGCTGATGAAATTAATAATTATAAGGGTTATGGATTTATAGAAAAATCTTTACAGGCTATTAAACATAATGATAAAGCTTTATCTCTAAGCAATATTAAAAAATACGCTAAACAAAGAACTGATAGATTATCGTATTTGGCTAATAATATTAAAAATCTATCCGATATTATCTTATCCATTCAAAAAACGAAGGTGAAACATGGATCTTAATGAATTAATGAAAAATCCAGACCAAATAAAACAGCTAATATCTGTCCTGCAACAGCTTATTCCTGAACAAAAACAGCAATCAGAAGATACTGATGAGTCTTTCGTTAATCCTATCAGGACTAAGGATGGTAAGAAAAATTTTTCTCAAAAAAGACCAAATAAATTTGAATCTATGTCAGAAAAAGGTATGCATAAGGATGATATCGAAATTGATAAAAAATTGTCAAAACATGCCCCTGTTGCCAGGGCGAGAGATTTTGAGACTATGAGAGTGAAGTGTCGCGTCTGCGGCAAGGAAGAGGATGTTAGCCCGTCGTTGGTTAATGAATCTTCCGCAAGATATAAATGTAATAATTGTTCAACATCAGCAGGCTAAAGTTAAAATGATTTTGTGTGATCCATCAGCTGAAAGAGCTGTATTGAGTGGTATGTTCCATTATGGTGAAAAAGCTTTTTTGGAAATTTCTGACATAGTAGAAGAATCCACATTTACAATTGATAGTAATCAATTTATTTTTAAGTGTTTAAAATCTATTATAGAAAACAATCCATCTCAAAGCGAGATAGACATAGCATCTATCTATTCAGTAGCACAAGACTTGGGATTGTCTCATATTTTATCAAAAAAAGAAGAGGCCCAACATTTAAAGGCTATTAAAGATTTTCCAGTTAATCTAGAGAATATCAGAAAATTTTCTGCAAAAATCAAAAAATTAGAAATAGCCAGATCTCTACATAAAGAATTAGAAAATACTCAAGAAAAACTATTAGATGTTAATGGATCAGAAACCATTGCGTCTATATTGGGTATTGCAGAAGATTCTGTTTTTAACTTTGTGTCTTCATTAAGTAAAGATAATGATAATTCTCCTGAATGTATCAGCCATGGAATAGAAGAATACATAGAATATCTCCAAGAAAATCCTATTGATCAAGTTGGCATATCTACTGGTTTTCCAGTATACGACCAAGCAATAGGAGGAGGTCTTAGAAAAGGTACTGTTAATGTTATAGCGGCTCGTCCAAAAACTGGTAAGACTCTTTTAGCAGATAATATGGGTTTGCATATTGCTAATAAATTAAAAATACCAGTTTTGAATATGGATACAGAAATGTCAAAAAATGACCATATTCATAGACTAATAGCTATGGGCACAGAAATAGAGATAAATAAAATTGAAACAGGAAAGTTTTCGGACTCTCCTATACATTCTTCAAAGATAAAAGATTTTGTTCAGGAATTAAAACAGACTCCTCTTTATTATAAAGTAATAGCTGGTAAGCCTTTTGATGAACAATTAGCTATTATGAGAAGATGGATAGTAAAAGAGGTAGGATTAAATGATGATGGTTCAGCAAAAGAGTGCGTTATATTTTATGATTATTTGAAATTAATGGATTCTGCCGGTTTATCTCAGGATATGAAAGAATATCAGGTTCTTGGATTTATGATGACAGCATTACATAATTTTGCTGTAAAATATAAAGTACCTATTGTAGCTTTTATACAATTAAACAGAGATGGTATAACAAAAGAAAGTACGGATACTGCAAGCGGATCTGATAGAATAATTTGGCTATGTAGTAATTTTACTATCTTTAAAAGAAAGAGCGATGAAGAAATAGCCGAAGACGGTGGAAGTTCTGGTAATAGAAAATTAATACCTATTATCAGTAGACATGGTGGAGGATTGGATGATAACGATTATATTAATTGTCACATGAAAGGTTGGTGTGCGAAGGTTACAGAAGGACAAACTAAACTAGAACTTTCTCACAATAATAAATCTCAAGCATCAGGCTTTGTATTAAATGAAAACGATGAACAAAAAGAAGAAATTCCATTCGTATGATCAATCACAACTAAAGCTCATTTCAGATGCTTTGTGTGATGATATTGAAAATTTATTGATCTCTTTAGGAATAGATGAATATAGAGATATGGGTAGGATGATAGCTATGAGTTGTCCTATACACGGCGGAGATAATGATTCTGCTTTTAATCTATATCATCAAGGAGACTCATATAGAGGAAACTGGAAATGTAGAACACACAACTGTGAAGAAACCTTTAAAGGATCTATTATAGGTTTTATTAGAGGATGTTTATCTCATAGTGAAAAAAATTGGAATAATCATGGTGATGAAGTTATATCTTTTCAAGAAGCTATAAACTTTGCTACTGATTTTTTACAACAGGACTTAAATGATTTTAAAGTATCAAAAAAATCAAAAGAGAAATCAACATTTATTAATACTGTCAAGTATTTGAGTAATGACTCTAAAAAAGAAATAACAAAAGTATCTAAAGATTTTATTAGACAAAATTTAAATATACCTTCAAACTATTTTATAAACAGAGGTTTTTCTCCAGACATACTAAAAAAATATGATATTGGAGAATGTCTGAAAGAAGGCAAAGAAATGTTTGGAAGGGCTGTTGCTCCAATATACGATATTGATAATAAATATATGGTAGGCTGTAGTGGCAGAAGTTTATTCGATAAATGCGACAAATGTAAAAGTTATCATGATCCAAACAATCAATGTCCAGGAAATGATATTTGGAAATATTCTAAATGGAAACATAGTTATGGTTTTAAGAGCGAGGAACATCTTTATAATTTTTGGAATGCCAAAAATTTTATTAAGTCTGATAATATAATAATTATTGTTGAGAGTCCTGGAAATGTATGGAGACTAGAAGAAGCAGGGATACACAATAGTGTTGCTATATTCGGTTCTTCTCTTAGTGACAGACAAAAAATGTTAATTGATATTTCTGGAGCTATGACTATTATCACTATAATGGATAACGATGAAGCAGGAAGAAAAGCAGCGGAACAAATAAAGATTAAATGTCATAAAACATATAATATACATAATATTATTATTGAAAAAGAAGACGTTGCAGCCATGTCTGTTGAGGAAATAAAAACAAGCATATTACCACAAATTAGGAATTAAAATGATATTAGGAATATCCGGTAAAAAACAATCAGGCAAGACAACTTCTGGTAATTTTATAATATCTTTATTTATGGCTAATTTAGGCGTATCAAATAAGATACATATTGATGATAACGGAGATATTATTATTTCCGATTTGTTCGGTGATGGAAATTATGCTGGTAAATTTGATATGGTAAATTCTATTGGTTCATCTGATTTTTTAATAAATAAAGCTATTGATGTTTTAAATCCAAATATAAGACTATATAGTTTTGCAGATCCTCTTAAAAAAGATATATGTATGAATATTTTGGGCTTAACTCATGAGCAGTGTTATGGTTCAGATAATGATAAAAATACATTAACAAATTTAAGTTGGAAAGATATGCCAGGATATGATGGCGAAAAAACAGATTATATGACAGCCAGAGAAGTTATGGAATATGTCGGTACTGGAATTTTTCGCAAAATGAAAAAAGATGTTTGGGTATCTGCTGTTATTAAAAAAATCGAAATAGATAGTCCTAAATTAGCTATTATAACAGATTGCAGATTTCCTGATGAAATTGATAGTATAAAAAAGAATAATGGTAAAGTTATTAGATTGACACGAGACAAATATTCTTCTAAGCATGAAAGCGAAACAGTACTAGACGAAACTAATTATGATTGGTCTAATTTTGATGCTGTTGTTAAAAATGATGATTTGTCTATATATGATCAATGTTTAAAAATTCAAGACATTTTACAAGAGGTGCTAGGATTATAGTCACATACTTTAGAAGTAGTTCATATAATACCCATAGTATGTGTGAACAGCAATACTTTATGGAATACGTACTTGGATGGAGAGGTCCATCAGGACAAAAGGCTGATAAAGGAACAATAGTACATAAAGTATTAGAAATACTAGCAGTTATTAAAAAAGCCCAGCAAGATAATACTACTAATATTATTAATGATGATATTATAGGAGATGTAAATATCTCAAATTATAATTTAAATACTATTATTGAGAAAGTTTATAAGCATTATTCAGAATCTAACTCTCATCATAAATGGTCTTTAAAAGACTATAAAGATTGTCATAGCTGGGTATATAAAGCCATAGAATTTAATAATGGGATGTTTGATCCAAGAAATAGATTTATATTGTGTCCAGAACAACACTTTGATATAGAGATTAAAAAACCATGGTCTTATTATTCTTATGATACTATGGATGGTAAGTTAGAGGGTAATTTAGCAATTAAAGGAACGATAGATCTTATAACTCTGGTTAATGATTCAACAATAGAAATTATAGACTGGAAAACAGGAAGACGATTAGACTGGGCAACCGGCCAAGAAAAGACACAAGAAAAACTTGAAAAAGATCCGCAGTTAAGAATTTATCATTATGCTATTAGCCATCTGTATCCTCATATAGATCATATTATTTTTTCTATATATTTTATTAATGATGGAGGTCCATTTTCAATATGTTTTGATAAATCAGATTTGCCAAAAACAGAAGATATGTTAAGACAAAAATTTGAAATAGTAAAAAATACAAAAAGACCTAAATTAAAAAAGAGTTGGATGTGTAATAAGCTATGTCATTTTGGAAAAACTACGTTCGATAATACAAGTATAGAATCACAAATAGAACATAGAGATGGACAGACCTGTAATATCGGGGCTCCAATGACAAAATGTGAACAAGTTAAATATGATATAGACTTGCATGGTATGGATTTTGTGATACAACAGTACAAGCACCCAAATCACACCTTTGGTAAATACAAGGCTCCAGGAACTACAGAATGATTAATTATTCATGTCTTCATGCACATTCTCACTATTCTCTTCTAGACGGTTTGAGCAAACCAAAACAAATAGCCGATAGATGTTTGAAAGTTGGTATAAAATCATGCGCCATAACAGATCATGGCACAATATCTGGAACTGTACAGTTTTATCAAGCAATGAAAAAAGCTGGAGTAAAACCCATACTAGGTTGTGAACTATACATAAGTAACGATGACTCTCATATTAAAACCAAAGAGAATAGTAAATTAAGTCATTTTATTATTCTAGCTAAAAATATACACGGTTGGAAAAGTTTGATTAAGATAATTTCTGAATCTAATAAAGAAGAAAATTTTTACCATAAACCAAGATTAGATTTTAATAAATTAGCTAATTTTATAGATGGAAATATAATTGGATTTTGTGGTCACTTAGGATCAACATTATCTAATATAATAGAATCATCCAAAGATGAAGCGATAACTAATGGTATTAATTTTATTTCTAAAATGAAAGATATCTTTGGAAAAGATAATTTTTTCTTAGAAACACAGTTGATGGATCAAGAAAATCTACCAATACAAAAAGAATTAACTGCTATAATTAGAGATCTTGGACAAAAAACTAATACAAAAATCATATGCACTCCAGATGCTCATTATTGCGAAAAAGAAGACGCTGTTGATCAAAGAATTTTATTGTGCAATAATCTAAAAACAACTCTTATAGATATTAATAAAAAATTAATTAATAATGAAGATATACCAATGGGTTGTTTTTTTAAGTCTGATAATTATCATATACTTTCTCCCGAAGAAATGTCAAACCTTCATTTACAGTCTGAAATAGAAAATACAAATTATATAAGTGAAATATGTGAAGATTATGATATCTTAAATAAGCCCATATTGCCACCATTTGATTGTCCTGATTCATATAATCCTGATGAATATCTCAGGCAGTTGTGTAGGAATGGTTGGAGAGATAAAATTGCTAATATTATCCCAAAAGAAGATCAAGAAAAATATGTTGATCGTATTAAATATGAACTTGAAATTTTACAGGGTGCTGGATTATCCAGTTATTTTCTAATAGTTTCCGATATCGTAGATATGGTTAGGCGGTCAGGCTGGCTTCCTGGTCCCGGCAGAGGCTCTGCTGCGGGCTGTCTTGTCTCTTATTTAATTGGTATCACATCTATAGACCCCATCCGTTATGATTTAATTTTTGAACGATTCTATAATGCTGGAAGAAATACATCAGATAGAATTTCCATGCCAGATATTGATGTTGACGTTCCTATCAATAAAAGAGAACAAATTATTGAATATATTAAAAATAAATATGGTCATGATAAAGTATCACAAATGATAACTTATAATACAATGAAAGGTCGAGGGGCCTTAAAAGAAGTTTTAAGAGTATATGATAATATAAGTTTTGAAGAAATGAACAAAATAACAAAATATATACCTGACGAAGCTAAAATCGCTGACGAACTTCAAGAAATGAAAGAAGATACCGGAGAAGCATCTATTATTAGATGGGCTCTAGAAAATAATGTTGACAAACTTAAAGAATGGTGCTATATTAGTGATGATGGTTCTCTAGCAGGACCACTTGCTAAAAGATTTGAACAAGCAATACGTTTAGAGGGAACAAAATCTAATCAATCAAAACATGCTGCTGGAGTTGTTATCGGTAATGAAATGCTAGATAATATATGTCCAATGATTTATGATTCAAAAAATAATCAAAAAATAGCAGGAATGGAGATGCAAGATTTGGAATCTTTAGGGGTAATAAAATTTGATATTTTAGGCGTTGCGATGTTAGATAAAGTTATGAATATATCAGAATCTTTAAAAAATGGAGAATAATCATGCAAAAGAAATTTTCAGAACTGAATGTCGGTGATAAGTTTGTAGTTAATGGCACAGAATACGTAAAGGTAGCCACTGTTAGAATTAGTTGCTGCCAATCAATGAATGCTCACGCATCGGAAAATATCAATGATAAGAAAATGTTTTCTGATGAAACTGTAGTGGTGATTAATGCCTAATTTTCAAAAATTTTGCGTATTCGATCTTGAAACAGACGGAAGCAACCCAGATGTTTGTAGTCCGGTTCAGATTGCTGCAATAATGGTTGATCCTATTAAACTAGAAATCATACCAGATTCAGAATTTAATATTAATCTAAAACCAGATGCTCTTGAGAGTAATCCAGAATATGATTATTCAGATAGTGACGTTTTGGATTTTCATGCTAAAGTTCAAGGAAACGATAAAAATAAGATCTTAGCAAACTGGAAGAATTTTCAAAAACAAGAAATTGGATGGAATATGTTTGTTTCATATCTTGATATGTATCATATAAGATCCAATAGTAAAAAATCTTGCTTTTCAGCCCCAATTGCTGCCGGATATAATATTAATAGATTTGATCTAAGAATAATTGATAGATTAAGTAAAAAATATAATAATATAAATAAAGAAGGTAGAACAAGTTTATTTTATCCTAGAGACGTAGTAGATATAATGAATGTTATATTCTATTGGTTTGAAAATAATAATGAATTAAAAAATTATACTTTGGATAATCTTAGAGACTATCTAGGTATAGACAAAACAGGTGCTCACGACGCTTTAAAAGATGTTAAAGATACTGCAAATATATTAATGAGATTTTTAAAGCTACACAGAAATTTGGGAAATAAAGTAAAATTTAAAGGATCTTTTTTGAATGGCTGATTTTTTTGCATTTGATTGCGGTTGTAAATTTCCTATTATTAAAACGGAAAAAGGTGAACAGCAGATAATATTTTCTCCAACTACAGAGAATATTAATCTGGACTGTAAACAAACTTGGGATCTAATCTCTTCAGGAAACACAAAAGGATGTTTTCAATTAGAGAGTAGATTAGGTCAAATGATGGCTAAAAAATTAAAGCCTGAAAATATAGAGCAGTTGTCCGCACTAATAGCTATTATTAGACCTGGGTGTTTAGAAGCTATTAGAGATGGAAAAACAGTTACTAATCATTATATAGATAAAAAAAATGCCTTAGAAAGTGTTGATTATTTCCATCCATCTCTTGAGCCATCGCTAAAGACAACATATGGAGAAATGATATATCAAGAACAGGCTATGCAAATAGCTAAAGATATTGCTGGTTTTGATTTAAAAGAAGCAGATATGTTAAGAAAAGCTATTGGTAAAAAGAAACCAGAAGAAATGGCAAAAGTAAAAAAAAGATTCATAGAAGGATCAAAATTACTAAATACTGTTACAGAAAGTCAGGCTGAAGAAATTTTTGGATGGATCGAAAAAAGTCAAAGATATTCTTTTAACAAATCTCATTCTATAAGCTATGCTATAAATGGATATTTATCAGCGTATTCTAAAGCTCATTTTCCAAGAATATTTTTTGCTTCTTATCTAAAATATGCAAAAGATAAAATAGATCCACAGCAAGAAATAAAAGAGTTAGTTAGAAATGCAAATGAGATGGATATAAATGTTAAAATCCCAGACTTTAGAAATCTAAATAAATTCTTTATGTTAAAAAATAAAGATATATATTTTGGATTGACAGATATAAAAGGTGTTGGACAATCAGTATTTGAGAAAATACTAGATTTAACAAAAAACTATGATATAAATAAATTAACTTGGTTAGAAATGCTCATAAAGGTTCTATTAAAAATAAATTCAACGGCCACAAAGTCTCTTATTAGTTGTGGGGCATTTGATTACTTTAAAAAAAATAGAACAGAAATGTTGTTTGAATTCGACATATGTTCATCTTTAACAAAAAAAGAATTAGAAAAATTTGAAAATTTACTTGATGAATATAAAACATTAAGTTTAAAAAATATTATCGAATTAATGATATCAAATAAATTTGCTACAAAGAAAAGATTAGACGTATTGATAAATATATTAAATACAATAGACAAACCCCCATATTCATTAATAGATAAAATTGAATGGCTTTCTGACTCGGAAAATAGTTTGCTTGGAGTATCTATTAGCTGTTCTAAGCTAGACACCTATGATATAACCATGACAAATAGCGACTGTAAAACTTTTAAAAATTCTAATTTAACAGAAAAGATCATAATTGCTGGAGAAATAGTAAATATCAATACTATAAAAACAAAATCAGGAAAAACTCCAGGACAAGAAATGTCATTTGTAAGTATAGAGGATCAAACAGGATATTTAGATTCGGTCATTTTTTTTCCAGAAACATGGACTAAATATAAACCTCATATTTTTAATGGTAATGTTTTAATTTTTATTGGGAATAGAGCAAAAACGAAAGATGGTTTTATCGTAGAAAAATGTTTTATTCCAAGATCTTGACACAGGGCGTACCTGTGATATAATGATGGTGTTGAGTATTTTATTTTACTAAGGAGTGATATGATATGAATATTACAATTTTGCGTGGTAATTTAGCAAGGGATCCTGAGCTAAGAGTTGTCAATACTGGTGGAAAGCAGACATCGGTAGTTAATTTTACTGTTGCTGTTTCTCGTGAATATACCAAGTCTAGCGGAGAAAAGGACAAGGTAACATCATTTATTAATTGTGAAGCATGGGATACCGGTGCTGAAATTATTGGATCCTCCTTTAAGAAGGGCGATCTGGTTCTTGTAGAAGGATCATTAAGAAATGATACTTGGGAAAAGGATGGAGTTAAGCATAGTAGTCTAAAAGTTAGAGTTAATAATTTTTCAAAGATTACAAAATTGTCTAAAAACAAGACAACAACAGATAATGCAGAAGCAGTGGCCTTCTAAGTTATTATCAATAATATTATATATACTAAGGGGTCTGGGAAACCAGCCCCTTGGTTTATATATTAGAAGAAATTATTTATGAAAAATAAACTAAAAGTATTAATGTGTTCAGAAGCTAGCTTCTTAAGTTCAGGTTTCGGTACATATGCAAAAGAGATACTTTCTAGACTACATAAAACAGGAAAATATGAAATAGCAGAATTTGCCTCATATGGTATTGTTAATGACCCAAGAGACAAAGACATTGAATGGACTTACTATGCGAATGCTGTTAGGGAAAATGA